ATCCCAACCCTATAATTCTGGACGGCCGTGGCGAATGCAATATCTGGTTTTCGCCTGCGTCAGCCTACAAGATCAAATTAACGGATTCGAACGACGTAGAGATCTATGTCGTTGATAATATTACGAGCGCCGGATATATTTCTGGCGGATCCATAATTAATAGCTCTATCGTAAACGGAACTATCTCCGGCTCTGCTATCTCCGGCGCGGCTATCTCCGGGGGGTCTATAAACGGCGCTATCATCGGCGCTACGACGCCCACGACCGCTACGTTTACTACCTTTTCCGGCTCTTGGGCGTCGCTGCCCGCCGGCACGCGCATGTTGTTCGTCCAGACATCTGCGCCGACAGGCTGGGTAAAATCAACGGCAGACGATAATAAAGCGTTGCGCATTGTATCAGGAACGGCTGGAACTGGCGGTTCTGTCGCGTTTACGACTGCGTTCGCATCGCAATCTATCTCAGGGACCGTAGGCCCACACGCTCTTACAACCGCCGAGATACCCGCGCATACGCATACGTTTTCGTCTGTCGGGCTTATTGCTGGCGGAGCTATCGCGTCGGGCTCCGGTTTCACGACCACATCAATCAGCGGCACAACATCGTCATCGGGTAGCGGAGATCCGCACACGCACAGTCTATCGGCTTCGTCTATCAATCTGGCGGTTCAGTATGTAGACGCCATCATAGCGGTGAAGAGCTGATGGAACTGAAAAACGGAACCTTCTGCCCGCTCATAAAAAAAGATTGCGTGCAATTAAAATGCGCGTGGTTTACATTACTGCGCGGAACGAACCCGAATACAGGCAAGGAAGTAGACGAGTGGATGTGCGCCGTTACGGCTCTGCCCATGCTTCAGATTGAAGTTGCCAAGGAAGTCCGCCAGGGCGCGGCGGCCACTGAGTCCTTCCGAAACGAAGTTGTGTCTATAAATCAACAGGCTATGATAGATTCTATCAGCCTTAAACGTCTATCATAGGGTGCGCCATGACCGTTACACCTACGAATATAATCCCATCAAAGATCGCGGAAAATACGCAGACGACACAATATACGTCGACCGGCGTGACCACGATCATCGACAAATTTACCGCGACGAACTACAGCGCAACTTCGGCGACGATCAGCGTCAATCTTGTGACTGTAGCAGGCTCGGCCGGCGATGCTAACCTGATCGTTAAAACCAAGACGCTTCAGCCAAGCGAATGTTATACGTTCCCTGAGATTGTCGGGCATATTCTGTCTAATGGCAGCTTTATCTCGACCATCGCCAGCGCGTCTACATCCATAAATATCCGCGCTAGCGGACGTGTGGTGACGTAATGACTACGCGGATAGTTCAGGACCGCGCGACCGCTCTCAGGATCGGCTACGTCGCGACAGACTGGAATTATCCGATCTCGTTCGAAGAACACGTCGAACGGGCAAAAGACTGGAATGTAGACCTTATCGAGCGCGACGGGCAACCGATAGGCGCTATGTTCGAGAAAGACGGCGAAGTCCACTGTTCCATACTGCCCGAGTGGCGACGTAAATGGCTGACAAAAGGACTTTTAAGGCAGATAATCGACCGTCCGGGGTTTTATACGCGGGTGGACGATGGCCACGACCATATGTATGGTATTTTTGACCGTCTCGGCATGAAACGCCGCCCGGACGGCACGGTAGGAAGGATCTGACGATGGGTTGGGGTAAGGCCGCAGAGGCGCAGAATCAAGCCACTCAGATGTCTATGATGATGCAGGCATTGCAAGCTCAGCAGGCTCAGCAGGCATTGCAGCGCGGGCAAGAGCAGGCGACAGCGGCGTATCAGCCATACTCGCAATTTGGCGAGGAAGCGACCAATCGACTGGCCGTTCTCATGGGGTTGCGCCCTGGCGAAGAGTCCGGCGCGCTTATGCAACAGCCGACGATTAATCAGCTTCAGATGGACCCTGGATATGCTTTCCGTGAGCAGCAGGGAATGCAGGCGGTCAACCGCACGGCGGCGGCGCAGGCGGGGCTTCAGTCCGGCGCGGCGCTGAAAGCGGCGCAGCGATTTGGGCAGGATCTGGCCAGTCAGGAATATGGCAACGCCTATAATCGGTTTATGGCCAACCGCGCCAATCAGATCGCGTTACTTCAGGGCGGCCAGCAGACCGGCTTTGGCGCTGCGCAAGGCGTCGGCAATGCTGCCATCGGCACAGGAACCAATCTGGCGAATGTTTATGGTGGTCTAGGACAGGCTCTTGGTCAAGGTTACGCTAATATCGGCGCAGCCAACGCCAGCGCTTATATGGCCCCGACGAACCTTCTGGCGCAGGCGCTTGGCCAAGGCATTCAGGCCGCCGGCTACGCTTATGGACGGAGACCCGCGTAATGCCCGTTCAATACACGCCTATTCCTGAATTTCAGGTTCCGAACGTCAACTTCCTCGGCGCTCTTCAGCAGGGCGAAGCCGCGCGGCTGGCTGAGTTGCAGGCGGCCAAAACCGCTCAGGCGATGGAGCTGGCCGGGCAGAAAGATATTCGAGAAGCAGCTAAACTCCAGTCTGAACAGTCCATCAAAGATTTTGAACTGGCGTCCAAGAAATACGATGCGCTAATTAATATGGCCCCGCGACTTAATCCGGGGAACTATGGCGCTTGGTATAAGCAGGTCACAGAAACATTTCCTCTGGCTGCTGCGACGCTACCGACGCAATACGACCCGGAAGCCGTCAAAATGGTGGCTATGCAGGGGTCGGATCTTAAGCCGCAGGTGCTGCAACAGCATTTTGGCGACACGTCGCGGTTCATGCGTATCGGTCCTACTGGCGCGGCTGAAGTCGTGCCGGGAACGGAAGTGACTGCCCCTCGCAAGCCAGAGATAAAAGAGATCGGCGGTGAATTATATTCAGTGACGCCCGAAGGTGCGACGCCGCTACCGCTTCTTCCGGCTGGCCGTGGTCAGGCCGGCGCGTTTACCGGCGGCGATCTGACGACTGATCTCATCAAGCAGCGCGAAGGCTATATTGAGAAGCCTAAATACGATGTGAATGCCTACCGTGCCGGTTACGGCAGCGACACTGTGACGTTGCCGGATGGCACGGTCCAGAAAGTAACCCCCGGTATGCGCGTCTCTCGCGAAGACGCCGAGCGCGATCTTCAGCGGCGTATCCAGACCGAGTTCGTGCCGAAGGCTGCGGCCAAGGTTGGCGAAGACGTGTGGGCTACGTTGCCCGAAAATACACGAGCGGCGCTGACTTCAGTCGCCTATAACTATGGGACAATTCCCAGCCGTATCGTCCCGGCTGCGCAGTCCGGCAATCCTGAGACTATTGCGCGAGCCATCGAGAGTTTGGCCGGCGACAACAAAGGCATCAACGCCGGTCGGCGTATGCAGGAAGCTAATATCGCTCGCGGCACGAATATGCCCGGCTCGCGTGCTGTGCCGGCGTTTGCGGCGGCGGGAACGCCGACGTTCATGGGCGGCCCTGAGATTCAGCCGCCGATCAATATGATGGCCCCGCCGGTTGCGCCTGTGAACGCTATGGTTGCGCCGCAGCCTGCCGCCGCTGTGCCGACACTACCCGCGTCGCCGCCGATGCAGCCGCTCACGGTTGGCACCAAGACGCAGGTCAAAGGCCAGAGCAACGTCGAAACGACGCTCGGCAAGATGATGGACAAATACAACAAGCTCGATCAGTTGGAGGCTATCCCCAGCTCTTCGCGCGGTGCGTTGGCAAACATCGCCGCTTATGCTGCTGGCACGACCGTCGGGCAGGAAGTTGAGAAGGCTCGCGCGACGCCCGCTCAGCAGCAGCGTAACGAACTGAAGGCGCTTCGTCGGTCGCTTCTGAAAGACATTATGGCCGCTACGGGCGCGTCAGCCAAAGAACTCGACTCTAATTTTGAGTTGAAAAGTATGCTGGAGTCGCTGTCTGACGAGACTATGGACATTGATTCCGTCCGTCGTATCATCGCTGATCTTTCAGCGCGTTACGGCCGTGGCGGCGTCTCTGCGCCAGAAGAAGCGGCCCCTGCGCCAGCAGCACCAGCCGCTACGGCGGGGCCGCAAATTATTGATTTCAGCCAGCTTCCCAAGAGGCGCTAATGGACGTTCGGCTTCCTGACGGCACAATCGTAAAAAATGTGCCGGATGACATAACGCAGGAAGACTTGATGGAGCGCGTCTCTATGATGCGTCAGCCATCTGAAGGTCTGACCATGGGTCGCGCGGCGGAAGTCGCAGGCGGCGCTGTCGCGCCTATCGCTGCCGCAGCCGGTTTGGGCGGTCTTGTCGCAGGGCCGGCCGGCGCTGTCGCGGCCCCTGCCGCGCTTGGTGTCGCGGATCTGGCGACGACGCTTTATAATCTGGCCGCGCCCAAGTTGGGCACGTCGCAGGTGCGCACGCCGTCCGATATCGCGCGGCAGTATCTGACGCCGGAATCATTCAAACCCCGCACGCAGGCTGAAGAACTGCTGGCCGCTGCGGCTGAAGGCGGCGCGGGTGCGCTGACAGGTGCGGGCGCAGCGAACGTGCTGGCGCGCCGTGCGGCTCCCGGCGTCGTGCGTAACGTCATGACCACCATGGGCGAGCGCCCGCTTGTGCAGGCAGGCGCTGGCGCTGGCGCAGCCGCCGCTCCGGTTCGCGCCGAGCAGATGGGCGTCGAGGATCCTCGCGCGCTGCTGGCGACGAGCCTTGTCGGTGGTCTGGCCGGCGCGCGCGGCGCAGCCGGACTACAGCGCGGCGTTGAATCCGCGACAGCGGCAGGGCAGCGCGGGCTTATGGGTCTGGTCGGCAAACCCCCGACAACCGAAGCGCTCGGGCAGCGCGCCTCTGAGTCTTTTGAGCGCGCTACGTCTATGGGCGTGCAGTATGACCCGCAGGCGTATCAGTCATTTGCGGGCGGTCTGGAGTCTAGCCTGAAGGGATATGATCCTGACTTCAGCAAGTTCGCCGATGTTAAAGTCGCCATTAACAAGTTGAAAGATCTCGATAGCCAGCCGTTGACGATTGAGCGATTGCACAACGCGCGGCAGATGCTGGGTGTTTTGCGTAGCGACAACGAAAAAGACGTGCGCCGTATGGCCGGCATTCTGACGGATCGGCTGGATAGTTTCATTACCAATAGCAAAAACGCTATCGGCGCTAACTCGCAAGAAGCCGCCGACGCGCTTATGTCCGGTATCCGCGACTACCGCATGATGTCGAAGAGTTCGGAGATCGAGCGGCTTATTGACCGCGCCAATCTGTCGGGTGGCTCAGCCGAAAATATCGAATCTCAGTTCCGTTCGTTGGCCAAGAACGAAGGCCGTATGCGCAAGTTCACGCCTGACGAACAGACGATGATCCGACGCATCGCCAAGGGCGAAGAGGGCTCGTCTCTCGCCAATCTCGCCAGCATGGTCTCCCCGACGCGCAGCCCGACTATGCTTGCCTCGCAGGCGCTTGTCGGCGGGTATGGCTTGTCGAGCGATGACCCCTACGCAGTCTTTGGTGCGGGCGGGGCGGCGTTGGCCGGCGCGAGCGGCAGGGCTGTCCGTAACGCTTTGGCGCGGCGGGCGGCGTCCAACGTCGCGGCTATGACGCGCGGCGCGCCGACAGCCGTTCCTTTCTCAGTTCAATTTGCGCCGCTGGCCGCTCCTATTGCGACACAGGGCGTCAACGCGATGGCGAGGCGATGACGAGCGAAACACAGATCTTTTTCGACGTGGCTGTGGCCGTCATCGGCGCTATGGGCGGCTGGATTCTCAACACCGTCTGGAACTCGGTGAAAGAGTTGCAACGCGAAGACAAAGAGCTGGCCGATAAGGTCGCCGCTATAGAGGTGCTGGTTGCCGGGCGCTACGTCACTCGCGACGAGTTCAACAATACCTTTGCGCAGGTTTTCGCCAAACTCGACACGATCCGCGATCTGATAGCGACAAAGGCCGACCGATGAATCTGGCCGTCTTCTTCGACGAGGTCCGCAACAGCCTGTTTGGTGGCAGGCTGACGCAGGATCAGGTCGTCGGGATGGAGAACATCATCAACTACCGCGACGACAATTATCGCGGCGTCACGGACGACCAGCTCGCCTATATGCTCGCCACGGTCAAGTGGGAGACGGCGCACACAATGCAGCCGATCAAGGAATACGGCTCGCAGGCGTATCTGAAGTCTAAGCCTTACTACCCCTACTACGGGCGCGGGCTTGTCCAGTTGACGTGGAAGGCCAACTATGAGCGTTACGGTATCGCCGCCACGCCGGACAAGGCGCTGGAGTGGCCAACATCGCTTCTGGTCATGTTCGACGGCATGACGAAGGGTATTTTTACAGGCAAGAAATTATCCGACTATATCGCAGACGGCCGACGCGATTACGTGAACGCGCGCCGTATCATCAACGGCACCGACCGCGCCAAAGAGATCGCGGCCATAGCGGACGATTATCGCGACGCTATCATCAAGGCTCAGGACGCCGTCGAGCCGCCCCCTCCCCCTGACGATCTGCAAGCCCGTTTCGACGCCATGCTCATTGTGGCTCTCCAGACCAATTCACAAGTTCAGGATTTGGTTCGACGACTATGCCAGACCCCCGAATCCTGACCCTGCTATACGTCACAGCGGTGGCGGCGACCGTGGGAATGATAGGCAAACTAGCTATCCAGATCGGGTGGCATTACCGAGGAGTAATGTAATGATTCACAGCCCCTACACCACCATCTCGGGCGTTCTCGCGCTCGCGACCGTCCTGTGGCACGCATGGCAGACGAAGACGGTCAACTGGGAAGATCTCCAGAACGCTCTGGTCGGACTCGGCCTTATCGCCGCCAAGGACTGGAACGTGACCGGCGGCACCAAGCACGATTGAAAGAGACAGGCTGAAATTGCCAAACCCAAAACTACAGAAGAAACTGCTGCTGATCTTGACGCTGGTCGGTTCTAGCGGTTGTCAGTCGACGAGCGGGGGTTGCCCTCCGCTCGTAAATTATACTGTCGATCAGCAATTACGCGCCGCGCGAGAACTCAGAAGCCTCCCGAAGGGAAGTCAGCTCGCTAAGTTTGTCACTGACTACGGGAAGTTTCGCGCCGCGTGTCGGCTTTGACGCCTTGGCGGGCTTGCGGTCGGCCTTCTTCTGATAGGCAATCGCTTCCGATCCCTGCTTTGACATAATGTAGTCCTCGGCGAAGGTCGCCGCGAACATCTCATAGTTCATCGCGTCAACATGGCTGTCGAGGTGATTCGGCGACGCAAACGCACGTGCATTCTTGACGCACGCCATAATGACGGCGATTTCGTAAGGATGGAAGTCGCGCCCGAGGCGCAGACTGGCAAGATCGGAGATCAACTGGAAGTTGTCTTCGATTCCGCCGTAGTTAGCGCCGCGCTCGGCGATTACGTCCCCGGCCATTTTGAGAAGTTCGTGCGGTGTCATCTATCTCTCTCATCAATTCGGCCCGTTCACGCAACATCCGCAGCGTCGTAAAACGCTGGTGCAGACGTATGATGAATGTAGACCGCCGAGCGTTACGGCGCTCGTCCTCCAAGAGGTCCAATACCTCTCGTTCCGTCAGGCTGGTCAGCACGTTCTGGAGTTCCGGCCAATTCACTTCAGTTCCTCCAAGGCGATCTCAGCCAATGTTCGCTTGTCTTTTAGACTCTCGAATATTCGGTCGTCAATAGTTTTATTACAAAGGATGACGTAACACCACACGTCGCGCGTCTGACCGCTACGGTGCAGCCGGCCGATGGTCTGCTCGTAAAGCTCCAGCGACCATGGCAGCGACAGGAAGACGATCTTGTTGCCGCCGAATTGAAGGTTGAGCCCGTGCCCGGCGCTCTTGGGGTGGATTGCCAGCAGTTGGATCTTGCCGGCGTTCCAGTTATCCACAGCGTTGTCTTCGTCAATGGTGGTCAGTTTATAGCGGCGCTTCAGCTCGGCCAATTCTTCCTTGTAGTTGTAAACGACGATGGTGTTGGCGTGCTGGTTCTCTTCGAGAATGTCATCGAGCATGTCGAACTTGTGCCCCGACAACCATTCAGGCCCAGCCTCGCCGTAGACAAACCCGCCCGCGAGCTGCTGTAGTTTCTGCGTCACGACGGCCGCCGTCGGCGCTGTGATCGTCTGGCCCAACTCCAGCACGAACTCGCGTTTCATTGTATTGTATGGCCCCATGTCCATGTCGCAGCACATCTCGACAACGTGGAGCGGCGGTAGCTTGTCCTTATACTCGCCCGGCTCCAGCACATAGGTCGCCGGCTTGATCGCTTCCATGACCCTCGGCAGCGCGTCGGGCAGCGGCTCCCACTGGCCATACTCGCGGTTTATGCAGTAAAAATACTGTTGCAGGAACGCGCCCTTGCTGCGGCCCAACAGCGACTGATCGACGACCTTGCACTGACCGAATACGTCTTCGAGGCCGTTCGACGTGAAGGATCCGGTTAACCCCCAGCGGATCTGAAACTGATCGAGGATTTTCAGCAGGAACTTAAACCGCTTACCGGACGGATTTTTCAGCCGTGTCAGCTCATCAAAGACGATACCGTCAAAATGCGTCGGATCTATCGACGGGATGTTGTCGTAGTTGGTGACGACGATGTCCGCGTCTGATTCGAACGCAGCCTTACGTTGTGCCGGCGTGCCGACTGCAACCGCCAGTTTCAGATGATCGGCCCATTTCTTGACCTCGACCGGCCAGACGGACAGGCAGACGCGCTTGGGCGCAAGCACGAGCCAGCGGTCACAGTGTCCGCGCGCGGTCATGTCCGACATGGCCGTGAGCGTGATTGCTGTTTTTCCTGCACCAACCGGCGCGAGGATCATGGCTCTGTCGTGGGCGAAGAGGAAGTCGGCGGCTTCGTGTTGATACGGTCGTAAGTCCATCTGTCCACAGCTTCTATGGAATTAAGACACGCGTAGTTCTGGTTAAGCCTGCGCATGTCGCTTGCGAATATTTTCTGCAACGCGGACAGACGCCCGCGCTCCGTTTTCAGTTCGATGAACCACGCCTCGCCGTTTGGCAACACGACGATACGGTCGCTAACGCCGCGGTTTGACAAGCTATTGAACTTGTAAGCAATACCGCCGAGCGCCTTCACAGACTTGACGAAGTAGGCTTCGATTTCTTTCTCCAGCATAAAAATATTTGTTGCACAACTCCGCAAACCTGTCTAGGGTTGGCTGTAAGAAAGGTAAGGTAATGACACACAGCGCTATCGTTGGCGGATCATCCGCTAAACGTCTTATCAACTGCCCCGGTTCACGGGCGCTTGTTGACAAAGTTCCGCCCAGCCCGTCCAGCGCATATGCCGAAGAAGGCACGCGTCTGCACAACGCGATGCACGCGATCCTGTCGCTGGACATGAAGGTCGATGACTTTGACAATAACGAGAAACTGAAGTTTGCTCTCGACGCATTAAACGAAATCGACCCTAATCGTGAGCTGGAATTTCAGACCGAGCTTACGGTGCATTTTGGAGGATTCCTTGCCGGTGTATTCGGATCAGTTGACCTCATTGGCCGAATTGGCCGTCGCGCAGTGGTTCTTGATTGGAAGTTTGGTGATGGGGTGGCGGTGGACGCTGAAGAGAACCATCAACTTCTGTTCTACGCCGCTGCTGCTATGCGCACGCCCGAGGCTCGCTGGGCGGTTGAGGGCGTGGACGAGATAGAGCTTATCATCGTCCAGCCGCCGTATGTGCGGCGCTGGGTGACAACGCCCGGCCGCGTGAAGGCGTTCGAGCGCACGCTGTTCGACGCTGTGCAGATGTCCTTCCGTCCTGACGCGCCGTTGAAGCACGGCGATCATTGTCGCTGGTGTCCTGCGAAGCCGACGTGCCCCGCTATCACGGGACAGTTGGAGCGCGCGATCTCGACGAAGATAAAGGCACTTGACCCGGAGAAGATGAACTATGCTTTGGCGATGGCGATACTTGCGGAAGAATGGGCGAAGAGCGTTCGCGCGCTTGCGCAGACCATGCTGGAAAACAAAGCGCCTGTCGACGGATGGAAGCTCGTCCCCAAGCGAGCTACGCGACAGTGGGCCGATCCTGACAAAGCAAGAAGCACTCTTGCAGAAATGGGATTTGCTGCCGAGGATTTGATGGAACTGAAGAGTCCTGCGCAGGTCGAGAAGATCTGCGGCAAACTGCCGAAGGAACTCTTTGTGTCCGTCTCAACAGGTAACACGATTGCGCCGGAGAGCGATCCCCGGCCTGCCGTGGTTACGCTAGGCTCTGACATTCGTCGGGCCTTCTCTAAACTAGAGGTAAAGTAGCATGACCAATATCGTAAAGTTCGGTAACGCCAACCTTCCCACGGCCGCGTCGTTAGCGGCTGCGTTGCGTAAGACAGCCGACGAGGCCGCGTCAGGGCCGGGTGTTATCCTGAAAATGGATAAGACGGGCCACTGGGTCTATGGTGCGGACCAGACCGAGATCGACCGCAGCGGTATCTGGGCGGTCAATCCTTTGTCCTTCATCCACGGCTACATTGCGTGGGGCGAAGGCGAGGTGCTTGGCGAGCATATGTTCCCGATCACTGAAGAGCTGCCGGAGCTGGAACCCCCGCCGCCGAATGCCAAGCGTGGTTGGGAACCGCAGGTCGGCATGAGTCTGAAGTGTATCAGCGGCGAAGACAAGGATGTGCAAGCACGCTTCACGACGACTGCGGTCGGCGGGAAAAAGGCGATGCACGCGCTTGCTATGAAGGTCGCCGAGCAGGTCGAGAAAGATCCTGACAACTCTGTTGCACTGGTAAAACTTGGTACCGATCATTACCAGCACAAGAGCTATGGACGGGTTTTTACACCTGTGTTCGAGGTCACGGACTGGATCAGCCTTAATGGGCCGGTCGAAGAGGTGGCTGAGGCCGACACGGGTCGGCGTCGTCGTAGCTGATGTGAGGCGGGGGCTTCGGCCCCCGTCTTCTTCCGTGGAAAGTAAAATGAAAACACAGTCAAAATACATTACGCGATATACGGAAGCGTCTAACCCGAAATACAGCACGTTCACACGCAGACAGATTCTGCTGACGTTGCCGCGCGTCCAATGGCTGGACCGACAGCCGGACTACGAGCCGTGGCCGGAGATTGTTACACCCGCGCCGGTTATCAGAGAAGAAAAACCAAAGCCAAAGCCACGTCCGTGTATCAAACTCACAGATGAATTGACGGAGCGAGAGGCGAAGGCGTGGGCGCTGCATTGCAAAGGGCTTATGGTTTTGAAGATCGCCGAGGCGATGGGCTGTAGTCCTAATGCGGCGAGTAAGGCGCTGGCGCGGGCGAAAGAGAAGCAGGGCATAGGGCTGAAATGACCGACTACGCCAAGATCAAACAGCGCTGCGCAGAGGATCCTGAGTATCGCAAGCAGTATCTCGCTATGCGTGCGCGCAACAACCAGAAGGCGCGCGACCGGGCGAAGGCGAAGCTAACGCCGGAAGAGATCGAGGCGCGCCGTCAGCGTAACGAAGAGAAGCGTATCGCGGCTGTCCGCGCGGCGAATACCAAACGAGAACTACCTAAGTGGAAGAAAAGCAAGCCGGGGCGGATCGTCGCCTTGTGCGGCTGGAAGGGATGGTAATGATCGTTCATATCTTCACTGCCATCGGCGTCTACACCGTTGGAATGTGCCTTGTGCGGATCGTTCTGGCGCTTATGGGCGACAGAACGGGAAATAGCGGGCGATATAAAAGATGGGATCAGGAAGATGACTGACGCCCGCGCCGCGCTGAAGGGAGAGAAGTGATGAAACGTCTACTCATATTCATGGCGCTCACGTCGCCAGCCTGCGCGCAGGAAATATCTGTCTTCGACGGGCCGAACGGTCCTGTCGCGACAGAGTTGCGCTATCCGAATGAGTCGTTCTTCTACACCGAGCGCGGTATGATCTCCGCGCCGAAGATCGGCAACTATACCGTCTATAACGGCCCGAACGGCGAATATCTCGGCAGCAGAACGGACTCCAATGATCTTCTGGACTGATTTCGAGACTGCCAGCGAATGCGATCTACCGGAGGCGGGCGTATACAACTACGCCAGTCACCCGTCGACCCGCGTGCTGTGCATGTCCTACGCCTTCAACGATGGGCCTGTGATGACGTGGCGGCCGGGCGAGCCCATGCCAAATGTGCGCGGTCAGATACGCGCGCATAACGCTGCGTTCGAACGTCTGATCTTCTGGCATGTGCTGGGCATGGACATACCATTAGAGCAGTTCTACTGCACCGCCGCGCAGGCGCGGGCGAACTGTGCGCCGGGCAGTCTTGAAGACGTTGGCCGATTCGCCGGACTGTCGATGCGTAAGGATCATCGCGGCGCGTATCTCGTCCGCAAGTGCTGTATGCCGCCCTTCAATACCGAGCTGCTGCCCGAGCTGATAGAATACTGCGAGCAGGACGTGCGGACCATGCGCGCCGCCAGTCAGGCGATGCGTGAACTGACTCCCGAGGAACTGGAGGACTACCATGTTAACGAGCGCATTAATGATCGTGGCGTTCTTGTCGACATCAATCTATGCAGCGCGGCGGTCAAATACGCGGCTGACGAGCTTCGAGAGATCGAGGCTGCGGTTGTCGAGATCACGGGCGGAGAGGTTACGAGCGTTCGAAGTCCTCGAATGCGGCTGTGGGTGCAAAATAGACTTGGCCCCGAAGCGCTGAAGCTCATGCAGCGCGAGGACAAGATGTCGATTGACAAGACTGTCCGCGCTAATCTGCTGGCCATAGATGACCCGGAAGAGGTGCCCCCCGATGTTAAAGAAGTCATACAGTGCGCCGATGACCTTTGGGCGTCGAGCGTGGCAAAGTTTGATCGTCTTCGCAATCTGGCTTGCGCTGACGGTCGCGTTAGAGGCGCTTTTGTCTTTGCCGGTGGATCCGCCACAGGACGCGCGTCTAGTTACGGCGCGCAGGTTCACAACTTTACACGTAAATGCGCAGATGATCCCGCCAGCGTGCGACACGCGATGGTGCGAGGTCACGCCATCGTGCCGAAATACGGACGGCGCGTTACAGACGTATTGCGTGGTATGCTGCGGCCCGCTCTGATTCCGGCCAAAGGTTCTTCGCTCGTCGTCGCTGACTGGTCGGCCATCGAGGGCCGCGTCAATCCGTGGCTGTCCGACAGAGGCGACAAGAAGCTACAGCATTTCCGTGAAGGTCTCGACGTTTACAAAGTCAATGCCGCGAAGACATTCAACGTGTCATATGACGACGTGAACAAGGAACAGCGTCAGATCGGAAAGGTGCAGGAGCTGGCCTGCGGATTCGGCGGCGGTATCGGCGCGTTCGCCGCCATGGGTCGCGTATATGGCGTTAACCTGCCCGAGCCGCAGGCGCGCAAGATGGTGAACGGCTGGCGGCTGGCGAACGATTGGGCTCCGCCGTTCTGGCGTGATCTGGAGATTGCGTACATTCGTGCGCTGCGCAACAAAGGAAAAGAGTTCAACGCAGGAAAGATAACCTACCTCGCAGATGGTAAGCATCTTTGGTATTGCCTGCCGTCAGGCCGTGTGCTTTGCTATCCGTTCGCCCGATTTGAAGACGATGGCGGCATTACATACGCGAAGGCGTCATGGAAGCCTGCCGCAGATGCGAAGGAATGGCCCCGTGCGCGTCTATGGCCCGGCTTGGCTTGTGAGAACGTCACACAAGCGACCGCCCATGACCTTCTTCGTGAGGCTCTTCGCCGTCTTGACGGTGTGGTTCTGCATGTTCACGACGAAATCGTTATTGAGACTGACCAGCCGGAAGAAGCCAAAGCAAGATTAGAAGAAGTGATGACAACGCCGCCGTTCTGGGCCGCAGGATTGCCGCTCGACGTAGAAGCGAGCGTGATGGAGAGGTATGGGAAATGATTGCAGTATGGTTTTCTTGCGGTGCTGCCAGCGCGGTCGCCGCCAAGCTGACAATAGAAAAATATCCTGACGTTCGCGTTGTCAATAACCCGGTAGTAGAGGAAGACGAAGACAACGAACGGTTTTTAAGTGATGTTGAAACATGGCTGGGTGTAAAAATAGAACGCGCCACAAACAGTAAATATCCTTCTTGTTCTGCGCGCGATGTGTGGCAAGATCGACGTTTTATGTCAGGGCCTCTTGGTGCGCCTTGCACCATAGAGTTGAAGAAACGCGCGAGACAGGAGTGGGAGCGCATAAACAATCCCGACTGGCATGTGTTAGGTTTTACAATAGACGAGCGGCACAGGTTCGACCGATTCGTTTTATCTGAGCGCGATAATGTGTTGCCTGTGCTAATAGACGCCGGGCTAACAAAACAGGATTGTCTTAATATTATTTCGGCGGCCGGTATTAAACCGCCGCGCATTTACAGAAAAGGTTTCCCGAATGCTAACTGTATCGGTTGCGTTAAGGCCACGTCGCCCACCTACTGGTCATTAGTGCGTAAAGAATATCCTGAAATTTACGCCGACCGCGCGGCGCAATCGCGCGAACTTGGCGTGCGGTTGGTTCGGTATAAAAACAAGCGCATGTTTTTGGATGAGCTACCAGAAGGCGCTACGGGCAGGCCGTTAAAGAACATGCAGATAGATTGCGGAATATTCTGCGAGGAAACACGATGACACTTTTTGAATACTTTACTTCGCTCGCGCCGGAAGGCGAGACATCGCTGATCGTCAAACAGATCGACACCGGCAAGCTGCACGCTGACGGGACGCCGCGCTACACATGGCCGGCTTACATGCCGTCGCATAAGCGCCGTGAGGGCGATAGCTGGTTCATCAACACCGGATCGTTCATCATCGACCGATTTAAGAACGGCAAGCCGTCCGCCAGCGTGGCAAACTGCACACATGTTCTGTTTATGATGCTGGACGACATCGGGACGAAATCGAAGACGCCGCCACTCGCTCCGACCGCTATCGTTGAGACGAGCCCCGGCAACTTCCAATATTGGTATGCCTACAGCGATCAACCTACGGTTGAGCAGCATTGCGCCGCGCTGTCAGCTATTGCACGCGCAGGCTACACCGATCCGGGCGCGACGAACGCCGTGCGTAACTGTCGTCTTCCGGGCAGCGTAAATGTCAAGCCTGGACGCGAAGCGTTCGAGTGCCGTGAAATAGAGTTTTCGAAGCTAGAATATACGTTAGAAGAAATATGCGCCGCGCTTGGCGTTACGCCCGACGAAGAGAGCAGCCGCGCAAATCATTTACGTCTTACGGATACCGGAAGCGATGACGTGCTGGCGTGGCTCAACGAGCAGGGGCTTGTTACGTCGCGCGTAAACAGTGAGGGCTGGTGCGGCGTCGTGTGCCCGAACCATGCCGAGCATACAGACGGCCAGCTAGAAGCCCGCTACATGCCGCAGTCGCGTGCGTTCTGTTGCTACCATGGCCACTGCGAACATCTTGACAGCAACTATTTCTGCGACTGGGTCGCCGAGCAGGGCGGCCCAAAGCACAGGCCGGGGATCCGCGAGGAACTGATCGCTGAGGCGATGAAGCCGCTTAGCAGCCTGAAGCCGACGAAAGCCAACCCTGACGTGGCGGCCGAGATCATCGCCGAAACGGAACGCAAGCAGGCTGGCCGTGAATCGCGCAGCGAATGGCATGACCGTTTCGCCTATATTATCTCCGACGACGCTTACTTCGACCGGCACACATGCAGCGAGATCAGCCGCAAGGCGTTCAACGCTTTGTTCAAGGGCGTGGAGTGCGTGGTCTCTAATTCTGAAGGTAAGAAGCGCCGCATCGAGGCGTCGGCGTGGTTCGACACGTTCCGTGAGGACAAGGGCGCTTACGCCCTGCACGGCCTGACCTACGCAGCCGGCGAAGACTGGATGGTCACGAAGGACGGGCTCGTCTACGGCAACATGTGGCGCGACGCCCGGCCGGAGATCAAAGGCCCTGCCGGCGACCCGCAGCGGTGGATCGACCACTGTCGGCGGCTTGTGCCGGAAGAGCATGAGCTGGAGCATATATGGGACGTGATGGCCTATAAGGCCCAGCATCCAAACGTAAAGATCAACCATGCGATCCTGCACGGCGGCAAGGGCGGCTGCGGCAAGGACACCATGTGGGCACCGTTTATATGGAGCGTGTGTGGGCCGCATGAGAAAAACAAGGGCCTGATTGACAACGACAGCCTGACGAGCCAATGGGGCTATCAGCTAGAGTCGGAGATCGTCGTCCTTAATGAGCTGAAGGAACCTGACGCCAAGGACCGCCGCGCGCTCGCGAACAAGCTGAAGCCGATCATCGCCGCGCCGCCGGAGACACTGGTCATCAACCGCAAGGGCTTGCACCCCTATCAGATGGTCAACCGCCTTTTCATGCTGGCGTTCACCAACGAGGACATGCCGATCACGCTCGATTCCGACGACCGGCGATGGTTCTGTGTGTGGTCCGACGCGCCAAAGATGACGCCCGGCGAGGCGCAGGCGATGTGGGGTTGGTATCACAAGGGCGGCTTCGAGGCCGTGACGGGCTGGCTGCGTGCGCGGGACGTGTCGAAGTTCAACCCGCAGGCGATCCCGCCCATGACGGAATACAAGACTAAACTGATCTATGTCGGCATGAGTAACGCCGAGAGCCATGTCTATCACATGATCGAAAAGGGCGAAGCGCCGTTCAACGTCGATGTTATCAGCGGGCCGTGGCACACGTTCCTGGCCAAGCTAAACGATCCAATGGACAACGCGACCCGTGTCGTGCGCCCGGCGCTGTTCCATGCGTTGAAAGAAGCCGGCTGGGTTGACAAGGGGCTCTGCTACTCGTCAGATCTCCCGTCAAAGAAGCATTGTTTTGTGAAACCGCATCTGGCGGACTGGAACCGGTCGGACGTGCGGCGTGAACTGGCCGCGATAACCGGCGAACTGAAAGACAAAGACAATGTCGTCTCCCTCGCTGAACGTGTATCCAATATTCCTAAAACATCTGGGTGATCTGACCGAGGCCGTCGAACTTTACCTTGACTGGGCGGCCACTCCGGGGGACGATGAGTGTCCGTCCGAGCTGATCGACCAGCTATGCCACGCGCATGAGCAGGCTCGGGCGCTACTGGACGGGCTTGGCTATGGTTCAGAACCTAATTGATCTGTTGATTTGTGCCTGTGCATGGCACTTAGAATACGGGATCGGGTGGCCTCGTCCCGTATCTCATCCAGCGCCGATTCGAGAGCGAGCCGCAGCCGTGCGGCCTCGTCCAACGCCCCGGTGATGGTCCACTGGGCGCGTTGACGCGCCTCGGAATATCCGGCAAGGTAAGCCTTTGATACTTCCTGTTGGAGCGCCTTCAGGCGTTCCTCATATTCAGGTGCGTTCATGCCAAAGCCCTCCGGCCGGATTGAATACATGCAGCAGGCCCCTGCGTCCAGCGATCCTATCGCGGATTTTCTGGGCAAGTCTTCCGAACAGCAGGCGTTCTGGGAGCGTGCGCGGGCGTTTCAGCAGTCGCAGGACTATAGCGGGCTTGACGACACGGGCGCGGGCGTTGACGCGTATCTCCGCAAGGAAGAGATGCGGCGGCGGTTGCTGTCCTATTTGCAGCCCTATCTGGAAATGACCGGGCTCTATCAGAACACCATGGCCCCGCCGCCACAGAATATGATGCGCGGTATCTTTGGTTTGCGTAACCGATAAAGAAAACGCCCGGCTGATTAGGCCGGGCAGTTGGGGAGAAAACGCGGGACGGTCTAGCACGCGCCGTCGCCCATGTAAAGAAGATCAAGACGGCGCACGATCTCCTGTTCGGTCATTATCGGATGTTCTGGCGCAGAGGGCTCTACAGTTCGCCAGAAAGCCCACAGGGGCGGGTTTACCTGATAGGCCGGTATGTCCCTAGGCAAGTCAGGGATGACGGCCTGTAAGGCTTCATATTGCTCTTCAAAGGTCATTTTACCCCCAACAGTATTTCGATCAGGACAGCTATGATCACAGCGAACATGGTATCATCTTTCTTCATAGGTGCGGACTCCCCGCAGGACGGCGGCGTGCGTGCGGCGCATAACGCGCCCGATGGCCCGGTAGGATGCTTTAAGTTCCTTCCTCGCCCGCCACATGATCCGTTGACGGATCGCGCAGCGCCACATCATCCGGTCGTGATTTATCAGCACGCCGACGGTCGTGCCGTTGGCCTTTGCTTCCTCTTCGATGATTTTCATTATCTTTTGGTCTATCTCTTCCACTGAAGTCTCCCTCTATTGCGAATGTCAAAGCCCGTGCGGCCACGAACAAGGCGCGATCATCGGCCTTTGGCAGGTAAATCTGGCCCCATGGCAAGCCGTCAGCGCCGAACAGGGTCAGGGTCTTACGCTCATTCTGCCATGTTACTTTGGAAAGGTAGACGCGTCGCATCTGCGTGCCTCCAGTTCGGCCCGTATCAGATCCATGCGTAGCGTGTCGGTTTCGTTGCCTAGCATGACCGTTAGCGCGCCCTCTGATAGCACCTTAAGCGCCGCCCGATAGGGCGCATACTCTTCCCACAGTTCTTTCATGTAGCCCATGTCTCTAGCCTCCTATGACGTATGACGCGATAAGGATTAGCGCGGACGCGGCGACAGCCGCGCCCAGTATGATGGCCTCAATCGTCCTCATGATTCAGACAAGCCTCAACCAGTTTTTCGTCCTTATACAGGGCCGCTTCGATAAGGGGATACAGGGGATGCTTCGTGTCAAGCATAAGCCCCTTCTCGCCTAGTGCGAGCGGATCCAGTTCGATCGAGTGGATGCACCAGTCGCCGACCGTCCAACGTGGCCAGCCGCTATCGGGATCGGGCGGCTCTAGCCGGAAGTTTACGTCCGCGACGCCGCTGGCGACGATGTTGCAGCCGGGTAAGACTTGCAGCGAGTCAAAGTAATATTCCAGATTAGCCATTGGACCATACTCCCATCCAGTATTTTTCCGATTCTTCGTCGTAAATGTCATTTACTTGCGCCCGCAGTAGATCAAGCAACGGCGGGCGCGGGTTTAGTGTTTCGAGATGGTCGCGAAGCGCCTCGAATACGTCCATGTCCAGTTCAATGGTTATCATTTTCATCCACCGTGAATAGATCGTGCAGAAGGTAAAGGACGGCTGTGTCTAGGCGCGTCATTTCGTCGTCGGTCAACGTGACGGGGAGTTTCCACGCTATCAAGTCGCGTATCTCGTCCGTCATGTGGTCCAACTGGTTTTCCGTTATGGTTCTGTTTTCAATGGTCGACATCGTGAGTTTCTCCATATGATTGCAGCATTTCGAGCCTCTCAAGCTCGCGATAGAGCGCGGCGGCGCGGTCTACGTCGCCGGCCCATAGTGCGTCCTGTATCTCGCGCCGGACGCGCATGATTTCGGACCATAGGGGACGCGGATTACTCTGCATTGGCCGCGAGCAAATGTTGGGCTATCTCGCGCCAGTTAACATCTTGGAGGAATGCGAGCGCATAATCGCGCGCTATGCCTTCTGTCGATGTTTCTTCGACCATGTTCTCCGCCCAGTCTTTGAGATGGTCGGCGAGCGTTGTCGGGTCGGTCGGCCACTCGTTAAGCGGGTCGATTACCATTCCGTCAAACATTTCGAGGTTCACGCGCCACGTCGCGTAGTTGGTCCAGCCGTTATATTCCGTCATTGTAGTCTCTCCTATGTGAGTTTGTTATGATAGCGCGGGTTTTCAGCCCGCGCCAGTGATTATCAGACAGTCGCCCATGCCGGCGCGCTATCCCATACGGTGGACGCCTGATTAGCGCGCGTCGGCATGAGCAGGCCAAAGCCGTCAATATCGTCGCCGAACGTGACGAGCGCCGGGCCGCCGCCGTTATGGGCGATTTTGACGCAATCGCCTTTGGCGGCGAGAGCTTTGGCTACTTTGGCGAAATCGCCGACGTATGACGGGTTAAACTGTGCCGTCTCGCCCGAAATTTCTTTCGGGACAACGCGCCGCCAGTCAGGGAATGTCCCGTCGATCGGCGAAAAGACAATGCTTGTCCCGCAATAGTCAATTCGCCAGCGGTTTTCACTCTCTTGCGTAAGTTCGGCGCGCTCATCATATTTGCCAGGCTTGATTCCCGCGATTATGTCCGCCGGGATGATAATATCGACTGGCGCTTGCGCCTCGCTCGTTTGACGGAAGGCCATCGCGCGATGGTCGTCGGTCGCGACGATAAACGCGCCCTTGTCGCCCGCTTGCACGGCCACGCCCTTCAGATAATAGCGCGTCTCTTCTTTACTGGCGACGATGACAGCGGCTTTGAGATATTTGACATTCAGTTCCATTGTATTCACTCCTGTGTGACTTTGTTACAGTTAGGCGGAAAGAGCCGCGACGATAGCGCCAGCAATGGCGAAACAAGCGGCGAAAGTCTGGATTGCGTCGATCATGGTTGGCATGGGCTTTATCCTGTTACCGATGCTCACAAGATAGCGCGATTCGGCGGCGAGTGCAACAACATTTTTGATTAGGTCATGATCTATCTTGTCTTTAGCTGTGATTTAGGCGCGGGAAACGCGAGCGATTACCGGGCGTTATACTATTTGAGCTGTTTTTATATATTAAAGGTCAAAAAAATATAAATGTTTACATACGTATACATACAGTAAAAATGTATAGCGACTTAAAACGTCTTTGCTATATCGCCTAATAGCATAACCCACTAAAATGGTAGACTATGCGCGCGGTCGTCTGGGCGCGCGTTGTTTGCCCCCGCGCAAAAATCTCAACCCGACTTGAAACAGAATCGCCTAAATGACCTAAACCGCCTAACCCTTTCTGTTTACATAAACGCTATGACTTGAGCGTTGACAAACGTAGACATTAAGCCGTTGACATTGAGCAGTAGACATTCAGGGCGGGGGAGCTGGGCCTTGGGCTCTCCGTTAAGAAATACGCAGGGACTGCACAAAATTTTTTAATTTTTATTTTTTCGTGCTATAACAAACCATGTTTCATTCACTCCCCTATGAGCCGCGCCAGATCGCCGCGACGGAAGCGGTGCTGGAGCGCATCTACGAAGCGGCGAAGAAGGGCCTGCGCGGCGACTCCATGGCGCTGGCGGCCGGGCTGACGCCGCATGAATACCGGACGCTTGTGCAGCTCGACCCGATTGCGGAGTATGCCGAGACGAAGGGGCGCGCTGACGGAGAGGCGGAACTGGCCGACGTGATGATGAAAGCCGCGAAGAGCGGCGACACCAAAGCGGCCATGGACATGCTGAAGTTCGCGCATAAATGGACCGCGCCGCAGTCAGTGCAGGTCGAGGTCAACCAGACCATATCTATTACGGCGGCGCTGGAAGAGGCCAAACAGCGCGTCATCGAGGGGCTAATCATAGATGCAAGCGCCGATCTTCTCAGCGACGGACGAACAGAGGTTGATGGCGACGCTATGGGCGTCGCAGGTGAAGGACGACCCGCTGACGTTCGTGAGGCTGGCGTTTCCGTGGGGTAAGCCCGGCACGCCGCTGGAGGGCCACAGCGGCCCACGCAAATGGCAGCGCGAGGTGCTGATCGAGCTGCGGGACCACATCAAGGCCAACGGCGGGCGCGTAGATTTTGAGACCTTCAGGATGGCCACGTCATCCGGGCGCGGTATCGGTAAGTCCGCTCTCGTCTCATGGCTGGTGATCTGGATGCTGACGACCCGGATCGGGTCGACGACCATCGTGTCGGCCAACTCGGAAGCGCAGCTTCGCAGCGTCACATGGGCGGAGATCACAAAGTGGCTCAGCATGGCCCTGCACAGCCACTGGTTTGAGGTAAGCGCGACCCGCGTCCTCCCTGCCAAGTGGATCGCAGAACTCGTGGAGCGCGATCTGAAGCTCGGCACGCGCTACTGGGGCGTCGAGGGGCGGCTGTGGTCGGCAGAGAATCCTGACGCCTACGCGGGCGTTCATAACTTTGCGGGCGTCATGCTCGTATTCGACGAGGCGAGTGGTATTGACGATGCGATCTGGTCCGTGGCGGCAGGCTTCTTTACGGAAAATACTCCTAATCGCTTTTGGCTTGCTTTCAGCAACCCCCGGCGCAACTCAGGATATTTCTACGAGTGCTTCAACTCAAAACGCGAGTTCTGGTCAACCCTCATTGTTGACGCCCGAAGCGTGGAGGGAACTGACAAGGCCGTTTATCAACAGATTATCGACGAATACGGCCCTGACAGCAGCGCAGCCCACGTCGAGGTCTACGGAGAGTTCCCCAACGCCTCAGACGATCAGTTCATTGGATCCATGCTCGCTGAAGAAGCCATGGCAAGAGCGCCGTCAAAGGATCCGTCCGCGCCGATCATCGTGGGTGTGGACCCGGCGCGGTTCGGGGCGGATGCGACGGTCATCGCGGTAAGGCAGGGACGCGACATCATCGCAATCCGGCGCTACCGGGGCGACGACACCATGGAGGTGGTGGGGCGCGTCATCGACGCTATCGAGGAGTTCAGGCCGGCGCTGGTGGTTATCGACGAGGGCGGGCTGGGCGCGGGCGTCGTCGACCGGCTGAAGGAGCAGCGCTACAAGGTGCGCGGGGTGAACTTCGGTCAGAAATCCGTCAAACCGTTGATGTATGGTAACAAGCGGGCTGAGATGTGGGGCGCAATGAAGGAGTGGCTGAAGACGGCCAGCATCCCGAAGGACCGCTTCCTGAAGTCTGACCTGACCGGGCCGATGATGAAGCCCGACAGTAAAGGGACGATATTCCTAGAAAGCAAGAAAGACATGAAGGCGCGAGGGCTGGCCTCACCCGACGCCGCCGACGCTATCGCGGTGACGTTCGCGTTCCCTGTTGCGCACAGGGAAGCAAGGCCAGTGGACAATAGGCCGCGCGTAACGTATGGTGGCAACGCAGCCTCTTCAGGATGGATGGGACACTAGATGGTATCGCTGTCAGTTGGACGTGGCGAGAAGCTGTCGACGAAGGCGGGCGCTGGGCTCACGGCCAAGGGCCGGGCTAAGTATAACGCCGCGACGGGCAGCAAGCTCAAGCCGCCGGCTCCCAACCCTAAGACCAAGGCCGACGAGGGCCGTAAGAAGTCGTTCTGTGCGCGCATGGGCGGCGTCGTCGCTAAGTCGAAGAACGCGGAGCGGGCGAAGGCGTCAATGAAGAGGTGGAACTGTGGCAAGTAAGCCAGGGCTCTACGCCAACATTCACGCCAAGCGGGCGCGCATCAAAGCAGGCTCTGGCGAGAAGATGCGCAAGCCGGGCGCAGAAGGCGCACCGACCGCCAAAGCGTTCAAGCAGTCAGCTAAGACGAGGAAGAAGTAATGCCCTTAGTCAAGTCTACATCGAAGCAGGCGTTCCGCAAGAACATCAAAGCGGAAGTTGCCGCCGGTAAGCCGGTCAAGCAGGCCGTCGCCATCGCCTACTCGACGAAGCGTGCCGCAGCAAAGAAGAAAAAATAATGGCAAGTGATGACGTAATCGCCGCTGGCAAAGTCTCCGACAACCCGGACGATGACCGTCTGGCGACCATGCGTCACCGCTTCACGGTGGCGCAGGCGGCCTATTCAGACAGCCGCGAAGACGAGCTAGACGATCTGCGCTTTATGGCGGGCTCGCCGGACAACGCGTGGCAATGGCCGGCGGACGTGCTGGCGACTAGAGGCGCGGTGCAGGGCCAGACGATCAACGCACGCCCGTGCCTGACGATCAACAAGCTGCCGCAGCACGTGCGCCTCGTGACCAACGAGCAGCGCCAGAACCGTCCGACTGCGCGCGTCATCCCCGCCGACGAGAACGCCGACCCGGAGGTCGCGGAGATCTTCGACGGTATCGTGCGGCACATTGAGTATATGTCCGATGCCGACGTGGCCTATGACACGGCCTGCGACAACCAGGTCACATACGGCGAAGGCTATATCCGTATCCTGACAGAATACTGCAAAGAAGATTCGTTCGAGCAGGACATTAAGATCGCGCGCGTCCGCAGCAGCTTCAGCGTCTACATGGACCCGATGATCCAAGATCCGTGCGGTCAGGACGCGAATTGGTGCTTTATTACGGAAGACATTCCGAAAGCTGAATACGAGCGCATGTACCCCGACGCCACGCCTGTGACCGGCATGATGAGTCAGGGCGTGGGCGATCAGACGCTCAGCATGTGGGTCAGCCAAGAAACGGTGCGTATCGCTGAGTATTTTTACATTGATACGAAGCGCGCCACTCTTAACCTCTACCCGGACAACATCACGGCGTTCAACAATACGCCAGAGGACAAACGGCTGAAGGCTGTCTATGGCAAGCCGCTGCGTAGCCGTGAGAGCGACCGTCGCAAGGTCATGTGGATCAAAACCAACGGCTATGAGGTGCTGGAGGAACGCGAATGGGCGGGTAAATACATTCCTGTCATCCGCGTGATCGGCAACGAGTTTGAAGTCGACGGTCAGATCTACATTAGCGGTCTGGTGCGTAACGCTAAAGACGCGCAGCGTATGTATAACTACTGGGTCAGCCAAGAAGCGGAAATGCTCGCTCTGGCCCCCAAAGCGCCGTTTATTGGCTATGGCGGCCAGTTCGAAGGCTACGAAACCAACTGGAAGACGGCCAATACGAACAACTGGCCGTATCTGGAGGTCAATCCCGATGTTACCGACGGAGCCGGCAACCCGCTACCGCTACCTGAACGCGCCCAGCCTCCGATGGCTCAAACGGGCCTTATTCAAGCCAAGATGGGGGCTGGCGAAGACATCAAGTCGACCACTGGCCAGTACGATAGTAGCATTGGGGCGACTTCCAACGAGCGGACGGGTCGTGCGATCCTCGCTCGGGAGCGGCAAGGCGACACGAGTACTTATCATTATGTCGACAACCTCGCGCGCGCGATCAAATACGTCGCGCGGCAGCTCGTCGATTTGATCCCGAAGATTTACGACACGCAGCGCGTCGCTCGTATTATAGGTGTTGACGGCGAAGTTGGCATGGCGCGCATCAATCCGGCCCAGCCGGAGGCTGTCCGGTCAATCGTCAACGAAGAAGGCATTGAAATAGCCAAGATCTACAACCCGAATGTCGGCACCTACGACGTGCATGTCAGCTCTGGACCCAGCTACATGACCCGTAAGCAGGAAGCTATGGACACGATGGGCCAGATCCTTCAGACCAACCCGGCGCTTTGGAGCGTCGCGGGCGACCTGTTCGTCAAGAACATGGACTGGCCAGGCGCGGAGACGATGGCTAAGCGGTTTGAGAAGATGTTGGACCCGAAAGTCTTGCAGGACACCGACGAATCGCCGGAAGCGCAGGTTATGCGCCAGCAGATGGAGCAGATGGCGCAGCAGATGGAGCAGACGACCGCCCAGATCCAAGCGCTTATGCAGTCCTATGAGATGCAAAAATTGTCGATTGATGAGCAGAACGCGCAGATTAAGGCTTATGACGCCGAAACTAAGCGTATTTCGGCGACATCGGCCAGTATGACGCCTGAACAGATCCAAGACATCGTGCAAGGGACCATCGCGGCGGCGCTCGACATGGGCGACATCGTGCCGGGTAACTCACCCATGCAGACTTTACCGGGAATGGAACAATGAGCTGCGCAGATTTGATCGGGCACCTGTTTTTAGCGCGTGATGTAACCCATTCGGTGCATCTAAACACGCGGTCTTACGCCAAGCACAAGGCGCTGGGCAAATTTTACGAAGATGTGATCGGCATGGCCGACGATCTAGCGGAAGCCTATCAGGGACGCCATGGTCTAATCGGGCCAATCACGCTTCATTCCGCTAAAAAGACCAATAACGTCGTTGATTTTCTTGAGGATAGCTTGAAAGAGGTCGAAGATCTTCGATACAAGGTTTGCGATAAAGAAGACACGGCGATCCAGAACATCATTGACAACATCGTGGACTTATATCTGTCCACCTTGTATAAATTGAAGTTCCTTGCATAATCGGGGCGCATAATGGCCGACGTAAAAATTTCACAGCTTCCGCAGGCGTCCCTTCCTTTGACGGGCAGCGAAGTATTTCCTTTGGTGCAGAATGGCGTGACTGTTCAAGCGCCTGTCGCCACTACTGGTAATCTTTCCTCTATATCGGCGTTACGCGGCACTACGCCAAATAATAGCGTATCTGTCAATGTAGAAGGTTATTACGCTCCTGGCGACGGCGGCGGCGGTGAATTTTATGGCATCTCGGGCGCGGCTTTTGGCACTTATGTTGATAATGGCGGAACTGTCATTGTTCCAACTGGCGGTAATGGATCAAGCGCGTGGCTGCGAAATTATTCTGGCGTCATTAACGCAAAATGGTTTGGTGTCAAAGGAGACAATCTTACCGATGACACGACAAGATTCGTGGCTGTTTTTGCCGCCGCCGCAAACGCCTCAGTATTTATCCCTGCGGGGACATATTTAATATCAAATAATTTAGGGATTTCGACCAAAACATATGTATTTGGGTCTGGTCAGGGAAAAACTGTAATTAAACAAATTAATCCTACCAGCACAAGCGGATTTTATTTAAATAACGTGTCGCAGGTCGTTATATCTGATATGTCGTTTACTACAAACGCAACCGTTGCCGTTTCGAATTTTGGTGCGATTAGAATACGCAACAGTTCGCATTGCATTGTTCAAAATTGTGAATTCTATAATCAGATATTTGCGGCGGTTTGGCTTGATCTAAATGCGAATTATAACATAGTTCAAAATAACTGGATACACGACGCTGTTGTTTCAACGGGCGCGCAGGCCGATATACAAGTCGGATATTTTAGTTATTGTGAAGGCAATAAAATATTAAACAATTATATTAATGGCGTAAATAATGATGTCGGCGTTCAAATAATTGGCGGAGACGGGACAACGCCGTTTAATACGACTGTTAGCGGTAATTATATCGGACAGCATGCTGGATATGGAATTATTGATTATGGTTTTGGAAATACGAGGTCTATAATAAAAGATAATTATATTGAAAATATTCAAGGCTCAGTTAACCCAGCTAAAGGAGCGGGCATTTATATTGTTGGAACTGCGGGCCAGACAATCGTTAACAATACGATTGTAAATTGCTGTGTCCAGACCTCGCAATTAACATTGGCTCCCGGCGGTATAGGTATCTCTGTGTCTAATACTGTTGACCCAGAAGGTATAATTATCAGCGGCAATAATATTTCGAATATGACGCGATTTTTTGGGATTTATGTTCTCAACAGAAGCAACGTCACTGTAGATAACAATATTATCGCTATGCCGAGCACAAATTACGTTACTTCGGTTGGAATCTATCTAGTTAACCCTGAAAACGCCAGCGTATCAAATAACACAATTAAATTATCGTCCGTGGGCACGGACACAACATCGGGGATATTTGTTCGTTCTTCTATAGCGGTTAATAATGTTAATCTCGTAGGCAATGCTATTTCGGGCGGAAATGCAACTGGCGTAAGAGTATCAGGCGATAGCGCTCTTTTGGCCGCCACCAACGTTTCTATAGTGGGAAATTCAGTAGTAACAGGAACGGCCAATAGCACCGCGTATGTTTTTAGCAATGTAAACAATCTCACTGCGTCAAATAATACCTTCAGCGGAAGCGGCGCTAATTGTGGGACTGTAAATGCGTGTCTAAACGCGCGATTTACGAACAATAATTTTATCGGCACGTCGGCTAAATTTATGACCGCTACTAGCACGTGCACAGGCTCGTATGTAGACCGGACAAACTATTGGATTCCAGCAACAGCCACGCCAACAGTGGCGGGAACAGGAGTAAAAATTGAATTTTTTGCTTCTGCTGCGCCCACTACCGGAAATTGGAGCGTTGGAAGCACCGCAATACAATCGTCGCCCGCTGTCGGTTCTCCGAATGGCTGGGTTTGCACGGTGGGCGGCACGCCGGGGACTTGGGTCGCATTAGCGAATCTGTAAAGGTATTACCATGAATAGCAATGCAGTCACTGTAAAAGGTAACATTGTGTTCGTTACATTCGAACGCGATAGTATTTATGGTGAGTACAGAAGTTCGCTAGTTTTTTCCAAAGATGAATATGACACATTAACAAAATCTGATTTAGACGATATTATAGACGAACATCTTAATGCGTGGATAGAAATGGTTAAGCCTGTCGACCCAATCATAGAGGAATAAAAAATGGCGACTTTGTATTGGGGACCGTCCGGCGGCTCATCGACAGGAACTTGGGACAGTTCAACGACGACTAATTGGTTTACGGATCTTGCGCGCGTAACACCTGCCTCCGCCGCGCCGACCAACGCCGATGATGTTATATTTGACGCCAGCTCAGATAATAGCGCTCCTTTTACGGTGACGCTTGGCACTGGAGCAGTCTGCCGTGATGTCACGGCATCTGGCTTAGATCAGACGATGACCTTGGCCGGCAGCGCAGCGTTTACGGTTAGCGGAAGTTTATCTTTCCCGTCGTCAAACTTTACTCGGACATATACGGGCAACATTACGTTTAACGCCACGGCGACAGGCAAAAATATTACTGTTAGCTATGCAGGAAACGTCTTAACGACGGGCAATGTCACTTTTGACGGCGTTGGTGGCGGCTGGACCTTACAGTCTGCTTTTGCTATCGGCACAACGACGGGCATTTTGACTGTCACGAACGGCTCATTGAACACAAACGGCCAGTCTGTAACGGTCGTGACTTTCGACGCCAACAACTCCAATACACGCACTGTTACGCTGGGCGCGTCTACCGTGACCATTTCTGGCGCGACCGCTTGGACGTTTACGACGACGACTGGGCTTACGTTTAATTCAAATACGTCCACTATAACTTGCTCAAACGCCAGCCCTGTATTTTCGGGTGGTGGGTTGACGTATTATAACGTCACATTCTCAAGCACTGCCGGCGTTAGTCTTACCGTAAATGGCGCAAATACGTACTCTAACAATCTTACGTTCACGCAGCGCGGATCGGCGGGGCTAGAAATTTGCACGTTTAACGCGGATCAGACTATTACCGGCGCGCTGGCGTTAGGAAATGGTGCCAGCACTAACGCATCATGTCGCATGATGTTTCGCAGTGATACGATTGGTGTGCGTCGAACTTTATACGCGAACGGCACGCTAGGCACTCTTCAGGATCTTGATTTTAGAGATATTGGTGCTGCGGGCACTGTAGCCCGGCCGTGGACTGGAACGCGCATTGGCGATTGCCTTAACAACGACAATATAACAGGGGCTGTTGCCAGGACTGTTTATCTCGTTGGATCGGGCAGCGTTAATTTCTTGACGGCTAATATATGGTCACTAACGTCAGGCACTGCGGGCGCGACTAATAATTTCCCGCTTGCTCAAGACACGTTAATTATCGACGAATCAAGCGCCAGCACTCTTACGGCTAATATAACAGCAAATTTAGGAACATTTAACGCGTCCGCACGCACAATAACCGGATTTACGTTCACTTGTTCAACGAATTCTCCGACAATTTATCAGGACTTTATTTTATCATCGCGGGTTACAAATTCTGGCGGCTCGCAAATAATATTTGCTGGTCAAGGGCGCACACAGGTAATTAACACAAATACGTCTACTATGACGCAAGGACTTAGATTTGAAACTGTTAACGGAACTGTGCGTTTAGACAGTAATGTAGTTACAGGCGTCGTTCAAACGGCGCTGCAAAATGGAACATTTGATCTGAATGAATTTGCGCTTTCATGCAGCACATTTCTTAGCGCAAATACAAACGCACGAACCATAGATTTTGGAGCGGCGGGGCAGATAAATCTTGACCGTGGAAATCTCGCTGCCTTATGGAACACGGGAATAGCCGATAATCTTACTATTTTAGGCACGTCTAACGTCAACCTAACATATTCTGGTTCGACAGGCAGCCGCAGCATCTATCACGGTTCAACATCTGGCGGAACTGAAGCTAATTCTATCTCGTTCAATGTTACGGCCGGAACTGATTCGTTTTCAATATTTAGCGGGTCACAGGTTAGAAATCTAAATCTTACAGGATTCAGCGGAACTTTTGCGGTTTCCACGCGGACGATATACGGAAATTTGACTGTTAGTTCGGGCGCAACTGTATCTGGCGGCACAAACGTGACTACTTTTGCCGCGACTTCTGGCGTTCAGACGATAACAAGCGCCGGTAAAACGCTTGATTTTCCAATTACCGTAAATGCGCCTGGTGCGACAGTAAGATCTACTGACACATTTGCGCAGGGCGCTACTCGCACGCTTACGTTAACGGCGGGGACGTTTGACATAAATAATCAAACAACGACTATCGGACTATTTGCTACCTCGGGGTCCGTCGCGCGCGTAATTGATTTCGGGACTAACGAAGCGCTTACCGTCTCTGGCGCTGGCGCGTCGGCTTGGAGCGCGTCTGGGTCTAATTTTACTTGCACTGGCACCGGAACAATAAAAATGTCCGCTGCTACCGCAAAGACTTTTACGGGCGGCGGGTTTACCTATCCTGCCTTAGATCAAGCTGGCGCAGGCGCGCTTACTATCGCCGGAAGCAATACTTTTTATGATATTACAAGCACTTACACTGCCACGGGGGCGGCGACCATTACTTTTACCGCCGGAACGACGCAAACAGTGACTCAATTTACTGTGTCGGGCACCGCAAGTAATCAACTCACGCTTAATAGCACCAGTGCGGGCGCGGCATGGTATTTGAGCGATAGCAGTGGAACCAATTCGATAAGCTATACGACGCTTTCGGACAGTCATGCTACTGGCGGAGCCACATGGAACGCTTATACGACTAATGGCAATGTGAACGGCGGCAGCAATAATAACTGGAACTTTGCAATTCCAGTAACTTATAGCTATTCTGCGGATATTAAATTGCGTTCAATGGCACAACGCGGGAGATTCTAAAATGACGATGAATGTAAAAGGTATAACGACTTGCATGGGGTATCAGCAGATTACGGATCTGTCTTCAGCGGTTGGATTGACCGTTCCGACTCAGACTCCGAATGGCTCTAATACCAAGGCTAACTTCGCTCTCATCATTGCGGAGACGCAGAACGTGCGTTGGCGTGACGACAACACTGCCCCTACGGCTTCTGTCGGAATGTTGCTTGTGGCGGGAACGCCACTCCAGTATGACGGCGATCTGTCTCGCATCAAGTTTATTGAGACGACGGGCAGCGCCAAACTGAACATTAGCTACTACGTTTGACGTAATAGCTATTTGTATGTAAAAGTAAACGACCGACTAGCCGGATAGCTAGGCATAGGAG